CTCGCTAAAGAGCTAGAACCAGGTCTAAATTCATTATTTGGTCTTAACTATGATGAATACGATCGTGAATACGAAGAAATCTTCTCTATCGAAGATTCCAACCGTGCCTTTGAAGAAGAAGTATTAATTACTGGCTTTGGATCTGCGCCTACGAAAACCGAAGGTCAAGGAGTAGTCTTTGACAACGCATCTGAAAGTTTCAGTGCACGTTATACCCACGACACAGTGGCATTAGCGTTTGCTTTAACAGAAGAGGCTGTTGAGGATAACCTTTATGACTCACTCGGAAAGAGATATGTCAAAGCACTAGCAAAATCTATGGCTCATACCAAAGAGGTCAAAGGTGCTGACGTGTTGAACAACGCTTTTTCATCCAGTTTTACTGGCGGAGACGGTGTTTCTCTAATTAACACTGCTCACCCACTTGCTGGTGGTGGAACAGCCGCTAATAGAGCAACAACTATGGCCGACCTTAATGAAACTTCATTAGAGGACGACCTAATTAGTATCTCTACTTTCACAGATGACAAAGGATTAACAATCTCTGTCCAAGCTGACAAACTAATCGTGCCACCACAATTAGTATTTGTTGCTGACAGAATTCTTAATTCTCCAGGTAGAACTGGAACTTCTGATAATGACTTGAACGCTATTAAGAACACAGGTGTTCTTCCTGGCGGCTATTCAGTTAATCATTATCTGAACGATCCAGACGCATACTTCATCTTGACTTCTGTAACAGCACAAGGCGAAGGCCTTAAAATGTTCCAAAGAACTGGCATGGAAACATCCATGGAACCAGACTTCTCAACTGGTAACATTCGTTACAAAGCGCGTGAAAGATATTCATTTGGTTTCTCTGATTGGAGAGGAATCTACGGATCACAAGGTGCGTAAACTGAACGACTAGAAATACCGTTTATAACTCAAGTATTTCAAATTAAGGGCCCTCCAGGGCCCTTTTTTTTGGCCTAAATTAATTAAAATAATGTGTATAAAAACTTGCAAATATGTGCATAATTTAGTATATTAGGTATGTGGGAATTGAAATTAATAACAAAAACGGAGAAAAAATGATGCAAGTATTTCATGCAAAAGAGTTTGGTGATAACACCAAGGGTTACACAAAGGTAGCGGAGGTCAATGTTGATACAATCAACAAGGCCTTTCACTTAACCAATAACATCGACGGCTCTTGGTCTAGGGGCCCAGAGTTTCAATACAACGGAGTTCATGGTTGGGAAACCGTAACAAACAGTGATTTTAGTGACTTGGTAACGGTCACCACTGATTTACCAATAAGCAAAAAAACTGGTGAGGTTATGGGTTTAAGATCTACTTCTAGCGGCGATGTTATTTTTGACGGCAACAAATACTGGTTCTTGGTTCCGCTCGGAGCGGGCAGAACTGGTCCTGTTTACAAAACACATGGCAAGACTGTTGCCATAGACAATTTTGATATTGACGGTTTCATTTACGACGACAAGGAGGTGGCGTAATGACTGTTCATATTAATGTCGAGGACAAACTGGTTTCTTTAACGACTATTGAAACCGTTGATTTTTGTGATGACTGCAAAGGCACTGGCAAAAAAAAGATCACTTTTGAGGATTGTTTTGGTAATCCAATGCCAGAAAAAACTGTTTATTTAAAATGCAACTGTAAGGAGGTGGCGTAATGGCAATAAATAGAAACTTTAAGGATATTGAGGAGGCCAGGGACTTCATTCGTGAAACCCAAAAGCAACTCAATCCTAGCAAGACTGTTATCAAAAAGAAAACAGTCAACATCGTTGTTGGCAACAAGAACGACTACGATCTTTTAAACCAAGGTTTGTTCGGCATGAAAAATGCCAAGTGGATCTATATAACACTTGAGGAGGTAGCATAGTGGCAATAGGTAAAATATACCTAGACATGGACGGAGTTTTAGCTGACTTTGTCACAGGCGTCCAGGGCCCAGACTTTCTTAACGGGCCTTTGTGGAACGAGCAGACTTACGATCATCGCAAGGTAGAGTTTACTAACAAAAGATTATTTAGAAACTTGCCTTACATGCCAGGCGCATTAGATCTAATAGCCTGGGTAAAAGACTCTGGCCTGCCTTGGGAGATTCTTACTTGCTCTGGTTTAATTAACAGGCCTTTAGTGGT